GTTGCGTGTAAACGAATAACTCCGCCCACTAACCAACCTTGTGCTGCTGATCCCAAATCAATGGTATCGTCATCACTGGCATCAGGGATAAAGGTATTAGTATCGCCAGCAGTTGCTGGATCAAATAATTGTGCAAAGCCAGAGAACAAGTCACTGGAATTGTCTGTATTAATTTGTCCTGCACCTGTAAAGGTTGTGCCTACTATAAATGTATAGTTAAGCCCTGCTGCTGCTGTAGGTAGTGTTACTACTATTCCTGCTGCTCTGTTTAAAGTATAAACAGTACCTGAATCAGTTGATTCAACTGATTTGGTAGCGGCTGTAATGCTGCTGACATTCGAGTAAGCACTTACATAACCTGTTGTGGTTATATTACCACTGCTATCCACATCTAAATTAGTTGTTACGGCTCCTGTGCTAGATGAGATGCTGATTTGTTCAAAACCATTCTCCGATCTAACTGGTCCGTTAAATGTTGTATTAGCCATTTTTTTCTCCCGAAAAAGACCTATCGTCTTTTGGCGTTGTCTGCTAGGTCAGTCGATAGGTAAAGTTTAATCCTAGATAAAAAAAGGGAGACTCGTTAAAGCCTCCCTAATTGTTCTTACGAACTACCTGGTGATCCGAAGATACCTAGCGGATCGGATACTCCAAAGGAATATCTTTCTCTAGCTTTGTATCTAACATTACCAGTATCAAAGTCACCATCCATAGATGTAGTCATTGGCGCTCTGACAAAATGCTTCATGCCATCAGGAACATCTGTTGTGACAAAGAAAGCATTAGTATCAGTTAAATAATGATTAACTGAATAGCCTTCTGGAATCACACCATTTGTTTTAATAGCATTGATGTCATTGTCAGCACTTCCGACTTTATAGTCACTTTGTAGAAGCCTCGTAGCAACAAACTGAAGATCAGTTGGTACTATAAGTTTTCTAGCTCTCGCTGCAATTTTCAGACCTCTTTCATCTGTCCATTTGCTAATTTGAATGATTGCATCTTCTAAAGATGTTTCATTTAAGTCAGCTCCTGTACTTGGTCTATTGCTGTTTGTTCCACCACTTACAAGGGGATGAGCTGTGCTAAATAAAGCAACACCATCTCCTGAAGAAAAAGTAGTGCTAAATCCATTATTAAGTGGATATGCTCCTTTTACTTGTTTTGTGTAAGCCATTGCACGAGCCAATGCTTTAGTGTATCTACCAGAGAGAGAAACATATAGATTATCTTCCATAGCTTCCTCTGTGATTGAATACCCCATTGCAATTGTCTCATGGGTGTAGCGAGCCACAAAAGATTCTTGTGCAGTATCATAATTGATAGATGAACCTTCGTCTTTTACGGGTGCTGCACCAAAACCTGACAACTTCAATTCTTCTTCAAATGATCTTTCAGAATTTTCTGTTGCATAGATTTCAGCGTGTTCGTTTTCGTAATTGTTGTACTCTTCTCCGAATAGGGCATTAAGTCCTGGTAGGAGTTGATGTAGCTCTTGCGCTCTTGATATAGCTGCCATGATTTATCTCCTATTAGCCTATTCCAGTTGCGTTAAGCAACTGATGACCAGCGTTAAACATTACTAATACATCTGTGTAGGCATCTCCAACAGCACTATCAGGACCATCGACAAAGGCGATAATCTTAACAGGTAGTGTGGCTGTAGTTGCTACAGTTGATATATCAACCGAGTTTTTGCTTCTTCCGATAGAAGTTGAACCAGCAGTTTGCACTACGGCACAGTTTTTACCAAGATCGTCTTGGTCTGCTGCACCATCGCATTGCATTTGCATGATTACATATGGATCGGTAGAAACATACGCCACAATATCATCCGCAGCTATTGAAGCTGGGAAATATTGATTAGGCGTAAATTGACCAGTAGTAGGGTCGGTGTACGCACATCCAAGAAACACACCAATTGGAGTACAAGCAGTTGTGCCTGTATCTTTTTGGACAGTTGTATTTGGATTATCGTCACCCCATTTCACAAAGTCACCATAAAAAATTGAAGTGCCATAAGCATTCTTAATTTTATAATGTGTTACTTTATTACTAAAGGCTGCACCGACAATAGTACCAGTAGTGGTTGCTCCGTGAGGAGTTGCACTTGTTGACATAATTGTCTCCTAATTAATTTAAATTAAGACTCTAAGAGTCCTTACCAAAAGTTGTCCTCGATTTCCTTTCAAATACTTGTTTAGGCATACGAGGATCATTCTCTTTTAAAAATACGTTATCTACAGCTTCCATTTGAGTTTGTGCTTCCTGATTAAAGTGTGCATCTCTTGCTTCCGCAGTCTCTTTAGGCATCTTGCATAATAACTGTCCACCAATTTCTACATTACCTTTCTTAGCCCATTCAGAATTGTAATCCATCATATGTATTTGAAGTTCTGGATGATCTTCCAATTCACATGGTTCCCATCCTTCTCTAAATCTTCTAGATACATTTGGATTATCAGTCTGTCCTAAAATAGCTGTCCTGATCCAACGAAAGACATAGCCTTCTTGTTGTTCAGGGTTAGGTAGATTTGATGGATTTTCCCAACTTACTTTACGTTGGACAGCCTCTCGGCTTTCTAACCCTCTAGGGGTACGCTCTTGCTTTTCGGATTGCTCAACAGAACTTTCCTCCACTTTATCTATAGTGTTATCTTGATCTGCCATCTTAACTCTCCTTTAGTAGTTGATTTGCATACTTTTCTGGTGTAATCCCAAGTTGACGAGCTAGTTTAACTTGAGTTTTAGTCAGACGTATTTGCGTGGGTTTTTTGTTACCGCTATCCCTCGTTGCGGTTGCAACAACTGTTTGGCGTTGTCGTTTTGGTGTTTCTTCAACAATCATTTCTGAATTGTTATTTGCTTGAACACCGAAAAAGCTTGGAAATTCTTTTTTCATTTCTTTATCAATTTCTTGATAATAATCTACAGGACTACTTGCTGGGTCATGCTTGCTTCTTTGATCTAAATACATAGCATAAGAAGTCATGTCTTGTTGGAAAGTTTCTCCTCCCATAAACCAAGTATTCTTTTTTGCCCATTGTTCCATATCAGGGTCTAATTGACGCTGTGCAGGTTGTTGTATTTCTGGAGCTGGCATATTCTGAACAACATGATTTTGAACTCTTTGAGCAGTAGAATTAGCCTGTTGTTCTGCTAGAGTAGCTTTTGATAATAGTTCTTGTGCTTGAGACATTGCATCAGCATCACCTTCTTCATAAGCTTTTTTAAAAGATACTTGAGCATTCTGTTTTGCCCATAAAGCATTGTTGTGTGCTGTTTTATTTAAAGCTTCTCCACCTTGTTCAACTATTTTTTGCAGTCTTTCATTCTCAGACATCATAGTTTGCAATCTATTTACAGCTTCTCTAGATTCTCTAGTTGCTGCTTCTTTAGCTCTTCTTTCTTCGTGATACTCGTATTTAATTTTATTAATACGATCAGCAGCTCTTTGACTATAATCTGCTATTTCTTGATCTAGCTCTTCATTGTCAACTTTTTCATTTGATTCTTTAGACTTTTTAGGTCTGCGATCCTCTTCAGGTGTATCATCTATAATTTGTACTTCTAGATTATCATTAACTTCTGAATTTATTTCAGTCGTTTTACCAAAAAATTGATCTTCTTTTGATTGTGGTTGACTACTAACTACTGGCTCTTCATTAATTATTTCTGTTTGACTCATGCTCTTACTACTCCTGTTGGATCATCGACAACTGCTTCTACAGTATCATCATTAATTAAACGAAACTCTTGTCCATACATCTTTATACGAGTGCCTGAGTAAGCACGAAATAAAACCCAATCACCTTTTTTGCACCAAGCACCAGAAGGAAATCTTTTTGGGTCTTTGTAGCATTCTTCACCAAGTTCAATAACATATCCACATATATTACTTAACTCTTCATCCTTAACTGTAACTGATGCTTTGATAATACCGCCTTCTGTCTTTTCATCAGGCTTAGGCATAGCAACCAAAACTCTCCATCCTTTAGGTTCAGGAAGTTGACTCTTAATATCTTCATCAACTATAGGTTTTTCAACACTATCTGGTTCAGGTATATTCTTTAATGCTTCACTTTTCATATTCTTGCACGACTTTTGAGGAGTCGAGTTCCTATTCTTGAACGTGTTTATCTGTCCAGTCTAAAACTTCACGTTCTGCGAGGGCTAAACCCTCTATTATGCCAGCCATCTTTTGATATTCGCTATAATCTTTACAAGCTCCTGTCGAAACATGGTCAGCGTGTTGATTCATAATATCTCTAAGCCTTTTCTTTAAAAACTGTGAAAGAGATAACCCTTCCATACTTATTGCTTGCTCTTTGATATTATTTGTCATTCGTATTGCTATCTTTTGCTATTTCTAAACCAATGTCAACACCTTTTTGATAATCTTCTCTAGCTTGTTTATCTTTAAGTTGCTGTGCTTCTAGCAAATCGCTAGCAATACGCTGTCCTATATTCAATCCTGAAATTTCAGCTTGTGATGCAAGTCTTTTCTTTTCTATCTCTACATTAGCAGCAGCTTTCATAGCATCTAACTCTAATCTACCTTTGCCTTCTTCTGTCTTACGCTGTAGCTCACCTTCTTTAATAGATATTTCTCTTTCTTTAGCTAGAATTAATGGGTCTTTTTGTTGTTCTTGTATTCTTTCTTGTTCTGCCTGTGCTTGCGAAGTAGCTGATACTCTTTTTGCTGCTTCAGCAACTAGACTAGAAATTCGTTTTTCTACATCTGCTGGTAATGGCTCACCTTCTGCTGGTAATTCAACACCCATTTCCATTTCAACTTGTTTTCTAAATTGCATTGTTAAATGCTCATTAACATAAGCTGATGCTGCTGCCATTATAGAAGGTGCTTTTGGTGATTGCTCAACCAATTGCATAATTTCTGGATTTTCTTGTATAGATACAATTGTTGCTATATGTGCTTCATGGTCTTGAGATACAAATGCTTGTACTGGAATACCATTAATAAGATTTTGAACAGCAGTTATTGGATCAACAGGCTGAACCTCATCATCTGTAGGTACAATATCTTCTACATTTCTTATTCCTAGAACCTCTAGCATCTGTCTGTGTAATTCTTTTAAGTTATACATCTCTGGCGCTGACTGTGCTAATTGCATTGCAGCTTGATATTGCATAATTCTTTGTGCCATTGTTGAAGCATTAGGGTCAGAGACTGGTAATACATCTATTCTTCTATCAAAATCTTCTGCTTTAATAAATTCTTCTTCATCCATTTCATAAGGATAAGCGGGGTCAGTAAAGTCAGTAATAATATTAACAAGTATGTCAAACTCTTTACGCATAGAGGCATGAAGTCTTGCTTGTACTGCACTCATTACTTTCATGTTTCTTTCAAGCAATGCTAGTGTTGTGCCTACAGGTGCTTGATTATTCATGTCTGATATTTTCATATCTGAAATGCTAGCAAAACGCCTACCCTCTTCTACAATTGTTTGTAATAGTTGGTAAAGAGTTCCTGACGGCTCTTTATAAGGTAAAAAGGTGATATTATCTCGTATTGCACCACCAGGAACATCAACATCTCTAAATTCACCAGGCATAATTGGAGTATCATCGCCTTTGATTCTAAGTCCTCTAGCTTTTAAACCACCAGGAAGATTAGATAAAGTACCTGCATCAACCAATTGCATAATTTCTGGATTTTCTTGTATAGATACAATTGTTGCTATATGTGCTTCA